TCAGGACGTGTAAACGGACTACTTGTACCAGCTGGATCAACTAGTGTTTATGACCAAATTCTTGGTAAAAACGCTAAGAGACCTTTCTTACATGTTAGATATAGAGCTTCTGAAACAGAAGACAGACGTTACAAAACTTGGATTACTGGTTCTGCTGGTGGTGCAAGAACAAGTGATGTGGATAACATGCAAGTTAATTTCTTGTCTGAAAGAGCAGTTTGTACTTTAGGTGCGAACAACTTCTTTATCTTTCAAGAATAGTAAATAAGTATTTTTTCGGGGAGCTTTCGGGCTCCCCTTTTTTTATAAATTTTAAATCTAATCTAATGAAAACTACTACAAAATATGTAGATAAAATCTACAAACTAACGCGCGATACAGCGCCCCTATCATTAACCTTAGCATCTAGACATACTAAAAGATTTCCTCTTTTATGGTTTGATGAAAAAAAAGGAATTAACAAAGCTTTAAGATATGCCAGAAATCAAAACTCACCTTTTCAAGATGAGCAAGATGATAATGCTATTTTAGAACCTATTGTATTTGAGGATGGATTTTTGTCTGTTCCCAAAAACAATCAAGTGTTACAGAAGTTTTTAGAATATCATCCAGGCAAAGGAAGAATATATGTCGAGGTGGACAAAGCAAAGGAGGCTTCAGAAATTGTTGACAATTTAAATACGGAAGTAGATGCTTTAATTGAAGCACGTCAATTATCTGTAGATGAGGTAGAAAATGTTGGGCGTGTCTTGTTTCAGCAAGACGTTACGCGAATGACTACGGCTGAGCTAAGAAGAGATATACTTGTCTTTGCAAAGAATCAACCTAAAGATTTTATGATGTTATTGCAAGACCCTATGCTTAAAATGAATGCTTCTATACAAGGATTTTTTGATAAAAACATTTTGCAATTAAGAAACCAGAAGAAAGAAGTGTGGTTTAATACCCCTTCTAATAAAAAGAAAATGTTAAACGTGCCTTATGGGGAAGACCCTATTTACATGGTGGCTTCTTTTTTTGAATCGGAAGACGGCATAGAAGTATTAAAGCATTTGTCGGGATTGGCTAAAAACATGCAATAAAACGTATTTGTATTTTACGTATCTTTGTTTTTTTAACTCATAAATTTTTTTATTATGAACAAGTATGCAAGTATCACCGTTAGCGGTGCAGCAGAGCAGTTTTCTGTAAAAGATGTAGCATCTTGCTATTTAGATAGTGCAGATGATATTGTTATCGATTACAATGATGGCTCTCAAAGTAAAATTGGGTCAGGCTCTGCCTTAGTGCAAGCGGACGTAGACATCGTATTCGATGCGATTAAAAGTGCTCAACAAGAGAAATGGACTCAAGTATTATACGTTATACCGGCATTGAGCCAAACGGTAAACGCTTTTACATTCACCTTTTAAACCTTAGAAATTATGAATAAATTTTTAAAAATGGGAGATTATGTTTTTGGAGGCGATGTATTATACGTTGGATTAGTTACAAACAATATTGTTTTGAACTATCGTGACAAGCAAATAACTTTAGCAGGTTCAGGAAGTATGACTGCCGCAGACAAAACGGCTATCGAAGCTGCTCTTGTAAGTGTTTGGGGCCAAGGTTATACTGACGCAACCATTGACGTAACTCTAAGTCAAGCGATAACAACGGTTTCATAAAACTCGTTTTAGTCGACAATCTAAGAAGAGGTCATGAAAAATTGACCTCTTTTTTTTTCCTTATCTTTGTGTAACTGTAGCGGTTAATTTAAAAGATGATATGACTGTTACAGGAGTAGCAATTACTTAATCTTTTATTCATTTTTTATAGTTCATTTAAAGAGAGGTCATGAAAAATTGACCTCTTTTTTTTTTACTTATCTTTGTGTAAAAGAATACCAATGATAAATTCTGTACGAAATACAGTTTTAGCTATACTTAATAAGAACAACTACGGTTATATATCGCCGCAAGATTTTAATTTATTTGCAAAACAAGCTCAGCTAGACATATTTGATGATTATTTTTATCAATACAATCAATTGATAAACCAAGAAAACGCAAGGCTGGTTGGAACTGGTTACGCAGATATTAGAAAAGGTTATGAGGAGGTTATTGATTTGTTTTCCGAAACCAAAACTCTAACTCAAAACTTACTTAACCAATATTTTTTACCTTCTCAATCTACTACAGGAGATGATTATTATTTAATTAATAAAGTCTTGTGTTCTACTGGAGGGGTATACCAAGGAGAAGCGGAGAAGGTTTCTAATAGCCAAATTACTCTTTTGAACAATGCAAATTTAACCGCTCCTTCGTTAACGTATCCAGCTTATTCATTAGAAGGTATGTTTATCACTATTTATCCAGCGCAATTTAACGGAGCTTCAGATATTGAGGCTCAGTACATCCGCTACCCTAAAGATCCTAATTGGACTTATTTAAACGTAGCAAACGGAGAACCAGCATTTAACCAGAGCAATGCAGACTATCAAGACTTTGAATTGTCTAGAGATGATGAAACTTCTTTAGTGTTTAAAATTTTGCAGTATGCAGGAATGTCTATAAGAGAAATTCAAGAAGCACAGTTTGGTGCAGAACAAGAACAGATGGAAGAACAAAAAGAAAACTAATGGCATATTTATCTCAATATCAATATTACGAAAACGCAGGAGTTGCTCCCTCAAATGTTAATTGGGGGTCTTATCAATATGTTCCTTTAACCGACATCGTTAATAATTTTTTATTAATGTATTCGGGAAACCATTCTTTGGTTAATAACGAAGAAAGGTATAAAATATTGTTTCATACTAAAAGAGGGATTCAAGAATTAAACTATGACGCTTTTAAAGAAATAAAAGCTTTAGAAATGAAGGTGTTTGATGATTTAAAATTTATTCTTCCTTCGGATTATGTGAATTGGGTGCGTATATCCCTTTATAAAGACGGGTATCTAAGACCTCTAACTGAAAACATTCAAGTAAATTCAGCCGTGTCTTATTTACAGAGCTCTACAGGGTCGTTAAGTTTTAATGCAGACGGAACTATTCAATTAGCAGACTCTACTCTAGACACTCAAAGAGTAGACGGGTCACAACAAAGTATTTATTTAAATAAAAACAACGCTAATGATGCGTCTGATATAGCTTCGGAAAATCCTGACGCTTGGAAAGACTATAATATAGGAGCAAGGTATGGTTTAAATACTGAGACAGCAAATTTTAATCCTACATTTAGGATTGATAAAAAAGCAGGAGTAATAAATTTTGATTCTACCATGGCCAATGAGCAGTGTGTATTAGAGTATGTGTCTGATGGCATGGAAGGGGGCGACGATTCTGCAGTTAGCGTGAACAAGCTCTTTGAAGATTATTTGTATGCTTATATTAAATACGAAATTTTAAACAATAAATTTGGAGTACAAGAATATATAATAAATAGAGCGAGAAAAGATAAAAGTTCTTTATTAAGAAACGCAAAAATAAGAATAAGTAATATTCACCCTGGTAGATTGTTAATGAATCTAAGAGGCGAGAATAAGTGGATTAAATAAAATGGCAAACATTCAAAGAAATTTTATCGCGGGAAGGATGAACAAGTCTCTCGACGAGAGGCTTGTACCGAATGGAGAATATATCGACGCTTTAAATGTAAGGCTTGGGTCTACTGAAGCTTCAGAAATAGGGTCGGTAGAAAACTCTAAAGGTAATACCAAGATGACTAGTTTGCAGTATGAGCAAACAGGGAGTGTTACCGGTGCAACATTATTGAGCGACCAAGCTCGATGTATCGGGGCTTATGAAGACGGTCAAAATAATAGGATTTATTGGTTTGTCCATGATCCTGCTTTTACTGTAGGGAATACAGGAAAAATAGACATGATCGTCTCTTTTAATCCTACCACTGAAAACCTTTCTTATCATATCATTAGTATAGACGACGGGTTTGCTGTTAATACTACTTTGAATTTTAATCCTCAGTATTTAATTACTGCTGTAGATTTAGTAGACGATTTGTTATTTTTTACAGACAACATTAATCCGCCTCGATTTATAAATGTTGCTCAAAATTATCCTAACCCTTTATACGATATAGACCAAACTACAGCGGAAGAATTTATGGTGGTTAAAAAACCTCCGATTAAAGCGCCTTCTATAACTTTAAAGCAGCAGATAAACAACTTAGATGATTTTTTAGAAACCAGATTTATATGTTTTGCTTATAGATATCAGTATCCTAATGGAGAGTATTCAGCTACTTCCCAGTGGTCTGAGCCAGCTTTTGATCCCGGGAATTATGGTTATGATTATGCCACAAATTTAAACGAAGGAATGATAAACACTGTTACTGGGGTAGACGTAGTGTTTAATGCTGGGAGCGCTTTGGTAGAAAACATTGAAATACTTTACAAAGAAATAACAGATGATACTATTAAAATTGTAGATAAATTATCTAAAAACTTACAAGGATTTGCAGATAATAC